TTATGGCTCATATACAACCTGATATTATAGAAGAACCTAATGTTATATTTTTAGGTAAAGTTCGTGAATGCGTCTTGCATGAACCTTTTATGACAGGTCCTGAAGGTTTAGAGAAACCTCTAGATATTGATAACAGATCCAGCCTTTGTGCTGTAATTTCTGTTGAGGGTCTAGAGAAAACCGCTAATAGTTATTTTTCAGATCTCATAGGGAAGACTTTTTTAGAGGCTCCTAAAATGAGAGCGGTTGCCTTGGCTGAGGCTTTAAAGATACGTGGTATTACCACTTCTGCAGCCCTTTACACGTACGTGGCAAAGCCATTACAAAAGTATATATCGAGACTTTTATTAAAGTTCCCCTGTTTTAAGTTGACGGGGGAGCCTATATCTAGTGAATATTTAAATTCAATTTTTCAGGAAATAGGCCCAAATGAGAAATTTCTTAGTGGAGATTATGATGACGCAACTAATAAAATGCGGACTATCTTTACTCGATGTGCCATACGAAGATTTTCAAGAAATCTCGGCATCGATCCAGTTCTTTCTTTCATTTATGAAAGAAACCTCTGTGATGGAGAAATGTATGATTTTGAAAATAAAGTCTGGACTAAGCAACAAAATGCACAACCTATGGGTAATGTGCTCAGCTTTGTTCTTTTATGTACTATTAATGCTGCCGGTACAAGGCGTGCTTGGGAATTAGATCATAATCAGGGTGTTAAACTTAAACACTACCAAGCTTGTATAAATGGAGATGACTTTTTGTCGCTCTTTAATAATTTTGATATATGGAGAAAATTCCTCTATGTCTATGGCCTAGAAAATAGCCTTGGAAAGACATTTTATACGAGAGAATTTATAGAAATCAATAGTCGATCTTTTATTGTCGAATTGGATTCTACAGGTAAGTTAGGTTATAATCCTGACCCTTCCGTTAGTTATATAAAACAAATCCTCAAAGTACCTTTCATTAACCTTGGACTTGCAAAGGGTCTGAAGAGATCTGAGAAGTCTAATGAAATAGAGGATGCTCATTCAGAATCAAATATGGATAAGCTTTCTTCACTAGGTGATTGTCATACAGATTTAGTTAAAGACTTTCCTTTACTTTATGAAAGGTTAACAGATCTTTTCTTGTATTACAATGGAGACCTCCTTAAATCGGACCTTACGTCTGGTTTATCTTGGTTTGCCCCTAAGTGGTTGGGTGGCCTTGGACTTAACCTTGGACCAGACCCCGCTAAGAAAATGGATAAAGAAACTAGAGATCTCTGTGGAGAGATACTGGCTAATTTTGAAATTTTGGGACCGCGTGTCATTACTATGGACACACCCTATCTCTGTCATCAGGAGATAGGAGCGATTCTTGAAGAAATTGTTGATTTTCCCTCCGTGACTACACCGGTCCCTTATCAATTTATAGAGGTTGATGGTGTGATTTATGATTTAGAGGAAGAAAATTTAAAAATATATAATTCTATAAAATATGCTTGGTTCAGACAGGGAGCTGCTCTTGACGATTTAACCCAATTTTCTAAATTGGAGTACCAGAACCCTAAGGTTCTCGTTGAGCAGGCAAATTACCAACAGTTATTATATTTGGCAGAATGCTTTAATAAAAATATAACTGATCCAGAGCAAGTCATCGATAATGGACGTTTAACCATTGATGACATAGATAGAGAAGATTACCTAGTTTTAGAATACAATAGGGCCGAGTGGTATAACTATGACAGCCCTCAATACAAACCCCTTAGTTCCCATAGAAATATAACAAGAGCAATTAAACATAATAGTGCTGTATGGGATAAGGCGCGTAAGATACGATGGAAGAAATATAAAGAACTTCTCTCCTTCAAAATAGA